CCCTGCCCCTGCCCCGGTTGATCCCGTCCTCGCAGAGTTGCAGAAGCTGACCGGACTTATGCAGGGAAGCAACATTATGAACGTGAATCAGCCCGATGTTCAGACACCGGAACAAATTCTTGCCGAGATTATTAACCCGGCACCGAAAGGAGATAAATAACAATGGCAAACGTGAATGATATGACGGTATTTCAGGCCGGAACGATCTTGCAGAATATCGTCAAACAGGCAACCGGCCAGAGCGTGATTGCCGCCACCACGCCGGGCGAGTTCGTCAGCGTGGCACAGACGGCGCTGAAAACCGGCTATGATCCCATTATCAATGCCCTGTCGCAGATGTGGGGTAAAACAATTTTCAGCATTCGGCCCTATACCCGGAAGTTCGGCGGCATGGAAATGTCTATGGAGCGGTGGGGCAACGCAGTTCGCAAGCTGTCTATTGCTGACAAGCCTATTGAGGACGATGCCCGGTTCACATGGCCTGCTGGCTATGATGCTACGAAAGCACCAAACGCCATTGGCGACGGGCAGAGCGTGGATATGTACGCACTGAATAAGCCTGATATTTTGCAGGTCAATTTCTACGGGCAGTCCGTGTATGAGAATAGCTACACGATTTACAAGGACAGCTATGATGTAGCATTCACCAGCGCCGAAGAATTCATGCGGTTCAATTCTCTCATTACCGGAAACCGTTCTGACAAGCTGGAACAGTACCGGGAAAATATCGCACGCGGCCTTCTGGCGAACTATATCGGCGCTCTGCTGGGCGAGAATCAGAATACAAGAGTTGTTCACTTGCTGACAGAATACAATGCGGAGACGGGTTTAAAGTTGACTGCGCAGAGTGTTTATCAGCCTGCTAACTTCACCAGTTTCATGCAGTGGGTTTACGCACGGATTGCCACCATTTCCCGAATGATGACCGAGCGGAGTGAAATGTATCAGACGGTGGTCAACGAAAAGCACGTTATGCGTCACACGCCTGCTAACAAGCAGAAGGTCTATCTCTACGCCAAGGCTATGGATCAGTTTGATGCTATGGTTAAGGCAAACAGCTACCATGACAACTATCTCAAGTACACGGACTATGAGGGCGTGAACTTCTGGCAGTCCATTGAAACGCCGGACAGTATCAATGTGACCCCCGTCTATACCGACACCACCGGCACGGCAAAGACCGGGGAAGCCGTGGAACAGGCAGGTATTTTCGGCGTTATCTTTGACGAGGATGCGCTGGGCTATGCACAGGTAAACAGCTGGGCCGCTGTCACGCCGTTCAACGCCAAGGGCGGCTACTGGAACACGTTCGACCACGTCAATTTCCGGGCAATTATGGATATGACGGAAAAGGGCGTTCTGCTGTTGCTGGATTAACACACGGAGGGGTGGGGCATTTTCCTCATGTCCTGCCCCTATTTTAAAGGAGGTCAATTATGCTTAGTGTAACGCTATACGAGTTCAAGAAGCGTGAAAACAGCACAAAAAAACCGGACAGCACCGTGACGCAGAGAACGCACAACGCCGTCTTGAAAATGCCTACAAGCCTGCTAAGGCCGGAAATTACTTTTGACTTTGGCCTAAAGGGGAATCCCTCATATTATAATTATGCGTATATTTCCGATCTGGGAAACCGCTATTATTTTATCAGGGATTGGACGGTTGGAGATGGTCACTTGTGGACGGCGCACTTAGAGGTTGACGTTCTGGCGAGTTGGAAAAAAAGTATCGGAGAAAGTTTCCAATATGTAACACGAAGTTCATTTACTTCTGACGGAAGTGTGTTTGATGCACTCTATCCAGCAAAGGGCGATATAAGTTTGAGTGCCGAATCATCATCTATATGGCCCACGGTAACGGCAATCTCTGGCGGATCATATGTTGTTGGCATTGTGAATAACAGCGCCGACGCAATCGGTGCTGTTGCCTATTATGTGTTTAGTGAAGTGCAGTTCCGTTCATTCATGGCTTATCTGATGGGTGATGTTTCATGGACAGGTCAAATTACGGAAATATCTGCTGATCTTCTCAAAGTGCTATTTAACCCTATGCAATATATTACCGGCGTAATGTGGTATCCAGATACAGCGCCTGCTGGTGAAAAGGTAACTTCCATTCCGTTTGGTTGGTGGAATGTACCTGTAAGCGCTTCAAAACTAAAAACGTCTGGTGTACTCCCGTCCGCTACAATTATCAAAATTCCGAAACACCCACAAGCATCTGCCCGTGGGAAGTATTTAAACGCTTCTCCATTTTCACAATATACACTGGATAGCCGGGTGTGGGGTGTGATCCCCATTGACACCACAGCGATTATCAATGACGAATCACTCAATATGTCTTACACAGTGGATTACACAACCGGCATTGCGGATATGTACCTAAAAGTAGGTCTAAAGGATTATTCTATTGCAGTTCGGCGTGGGCAATACGGTGTGCCGGTGCAGATAGCACAGATTGGGCAGAACTATTTGAATATAGCATTAACCGCCGTGAATGGAGCGGCCAACGTTGCATCGAGTTGGTATAATCCTGTTGGTGCAATCACTGCGGGCGCTAATATGATCGGGGATATGGTAAAAGCGTCTATGCCGGATTTTGCCACCAGTGGAAGCAACGGCACTGTTGAAAACTTCACAAGTGTACCTACGCTATACGCAAAGTTTCTTCAAGTGGTTTCTGATGATAACGATGATCGTGGACGGCCCTATTGTAAAAAAGTAAAGCTGTCCACGCTTCCGGGCTATCAAGTGATTGCAGATCCTGATTTAGCAATTGCCGGAACGAGCGAAGAAAACCGAATGGTAAAAGGATACCTTGAAGCCGGATATTTCTATGAGTAGGTGAGTGCTGATGCCGTGGATTACTGGAAACCGTTATCTGTCGATGGACGAAATGAAGAACAACGCCGACATAATGCACTATTTCTTCAAGTCTAACGGCTGGACGGATAACGCTATCTCCGCCATGTTTGGCAATATGCAGACAGAAAGCACACTGAATCCGGGAATCTGGGAAAACCTTGACCCGTTTGTGGGTGGCTATGGTTTGGTACAGTGGACGCCGTACACAAATTATTCTGACTGGGCCGGTACTGATTGGCAAGACAACGGGCAGAAAGAGATGGAGCGGATTATATACGAGTTGGAGAACCACTTGCAGTGGATCAGTACCAGCCTTTACCCTATGACGTTCCATGAGTTCTCGCAATCTGATAAGCCGCCTGCCTATCTTGCGCAAGCGTTCCTATATAACTACGAGCGCCCAACGGTGAAGCCACAACCGGCACGAAGTAAGCAAGCGGAATACTGGTATCGGTATATTACAGGGCATGAGCCGCCGACACCTGTCGGAGATATTCCGATCTGGCTACTATTTAAAATGAAAGAAAGGAGATGATCCCAATGATTGGTAACGGTATCCCGGCAAATTACGATTATATCAATGTGCAAAACGCCGCCGTTAGTCCGTCCACCGTCCATTGCAGAAACACAGCACTTTCACAATACTTCCGGCGCTACCTGCTTCAAAAGGCTATGTCGCTTTTCAAGTGGAAGTTGCCGGAGCATTGGAGCAAGAATTATTTCCTGTATGTGCTGTACTGCTGGGGCTATCTCGCAGTGGTCAACACAAGCAAGTTCGGCGTTATTCCTCAGGGTTGCACCTTGACCGGCTATAACGTGTTTTACCAGCCGACTAACGCAATTATCACGAATCCCCTCTTACGTGGTATCCTTGAGCCAAGAATCGGAAGCCAATGCACGATTATCCGGTTACAGCCGGACTATGGCGGCATTATGGATATTGTGGGCTATTATGGTGATATGCTGGCCTTGTGCGCTGAATCTGTCGGAATGAACCTTATGAACACACACCTTGCGTATGTGTTTGCGGCAGGTAACAAGACCGCTGCAGAGAGTTTCAAAAAGATGTATGACCGTGTAGCGTCCGGCGAAGTCTGCACGGTGATTGACAAGAACCTGTTTCGGGATGACGGCAGTAAGGCTTGGGAAGCGTTTGAACAGAACTTGAAGCAGGTGTATATCAGTTCCGACATTCTTAGCGATATGCGCAAAATTGAAGCAATGTTTGACACGGATATTGGTATCCCCAACGCCAACACAGACAAGCGTGAACGGCTTGTAACAGACGAAGTAAACGCAAACAACATTGAGACACAGAGCAAATGCGCTATGTGGCTTGAGGAATTGCAGGAGAGTATCAAGGCAACAAACGATATGTTTGGCTTAGATCTTTCTGTTGAGTGGCGTTTCCCTAACGCTTATGAGGGAGGTGTGAACAATGTCGGCAACAGTAAGCCTGTTGGGGCTGAAACGTCTGAATGACGGCATTCTGGGCGAGTTGGTTGTCCCTGATGGCGTGGACGTGGAGCTTGTCAAGGATAACCTGCTTGCGGAAACTGCGGAGCTTGAGGTTATTTACCCGGATGCACTTTTCATGCAAGCCATGATTGGCAGGTGGAGCGCTAAAGAGCTTCCGATCTGGGAGCGGCTTTACAAAACAACGCTTTTGGACTACAATCCTATTGAAAACTATGACCGCATGGAAGAATGGACGGAAGCAGAGGACACGAAGAAAAACACGGAAGCAGACGCAACCGGAACCAGTAAGACGGATACGGACGGCACGAGCACCAGAGAGAGCAACACGGACGGCGTTATCAACGATCAGAAGTATGTGAGCGCCTACAATGAAACCGACTTCACACCCACGGAGCGAGACAACAACACGCAGAACGAGAAGAACAACAGCGAGCAAAAGGACGTGGGGACGGTATCCGTTAAAACGTCTGCGGAGAATACAACGGACGAAACCGGAAACAGAAACCTGTTGCGGAAAGGCCGTGCACATGGTAACATTGGCGTAACTACTTCACAACAGATGATTGAAGCGGAAAGAGATGTTGCATTGTATAATATCATTGATGTTATCATCAACAGTTTCAAAAACCGGTTTTGTCTGCAAGTCTATTAAGGAGGGCTAATATGGGGTTATTTGAAACTTTTCCCTATGCAAATTTCCATGAAATGAATTTGGATTGGATACTTCACGAAATAAAAAAGCTTGAAACACAGATTTCAAACTTTGTGGCGATCAACTCTGTAAAGTATGCTAATCCAATCATTTGGGACATCACGAGCCAGTACGAGACAAACACCGTTGTTCTGGATAACAGCGGCAATGCATACTTGAGTGTGCAACCGGTTCCGGCTGGTGTTTCTCTGGATCGTGAGGAATACTGGACAAAGATCGGCAACTTCTCCGCCCTGTGGGATAGCGTCCGATCTGCAATCACTCCGTATGACGAGCAGCACAGCACCACGGCCAGCGTTGACCACAAGGCCGGTGACTGGGTCTGGGTGGAAAATGATCTGTTGCTGATTACAAAAAACATTACAGCCGGTGATAAGTACGTTGACGGCGGAAACTGCAAGAAAACCAACGTGCATGATCTCTTTGTGGCGCTGGGCAATACCATCACTAACGAAGTGAATACGCTTTCCGGCGAGTTGCAGGCCGAGATCACGGCCAGAAAGACCAGCGACAACGTACTTGATGAAAAAATTACCGCCGAAGCACAGGCCAGAGCAGAAGCAGACGCAACACTAAAAGAAGAACTTAAAGCGGCTGAAAATATCGTGTTCTTCGAGAAACACGGCGCTGTGGGTGATGGCGTTACAGATGATACGGCGGCAATCAAAGCGGCTGTTGCAGACGCTGAAAATACCGGTAAAATTCTTGCAAGCCTTGCGAAAACCTATTTTGTAAAAGACACGATTGCTATTGACTGCCACAAGGTCAAGACCGTGAATATAACAGGCACGATTAAGGCCAGCTTTACAGATCGGACAATCTTGAAGCTGTACACGTCTGCGCCGGACGCTATAACAAATGCAGTCATTAACTGCAAGGTTGACGGAACGAATGGCTTCGGCGGTTATCAGTTCCCGGCTACGGACGAAGGTTTTGATTTCCCAAATTTTGCAATGAAGGGCATTGAACTGTTAGATATTAACAGAAGCATTATCAACTGTTCAGCGGCTAACTGTGGGGCTGGTATCGTTCTCACAAATTCGTCTGAACATGGTGTTGTATTCAACACTGTGAATATAGGCGACGTTTACAACTGCGTTGTGTCTCTGTCTTTGGAGCCTGCTAACAGCGGTTGGGTTAACTCCAACACGTTTGTTGGTGGCGGGTTCCAGATTGATAGCATTTACAACGCTTACAATAAGCGAACTGTAACTATCAGAATGTCCGGCAATAATCAGCTTAACATCAATTCCAATACATTCCTTGCCCCATGTTTCGAAACTGGCGGACTTCCGATCTTATTTGAAAATGCAAGCTATAATACTGCGCGCTATTGCCGAAATGAGAATGGAACTGACTATATTGCAAAAGTTGCGAAGCCGTCACAAGGAAACGTTATCGAAACACTATACGGACTGCGATATGCAAGCATTCTGGGTGACACGTCCGGAAACAATGTAACGAAAAACGTGCTTGCAAACTTTGTAAGCAATTCGATCCCAATTAAGATCTGGAATTTCGATAAAAACAAGTGTTTTAATGTCGGCGCACGTGGTAGTGATGACAGTTCAACGATTGTTGACGGAATGGATTTAATGGATCGGGGAACCACGCTCAAACCAGCACCATATTGGAATACAGAGATCAACAATGATTTCTTGGTAATCAGTGGCAATGAATTACTGGGCTGCTTGGTTGACACGTCTGTTGCAAAAACATTCTATGTTTCCGGTAACAGCGGTTCGAGAGTTTTTATTATAACACTTGACGCTGACAAGAACGTTATCAAAGATATGCCTTATGGTTTTAGTTTCTCTAATTTCTGGGAATCCGGAATTGGGTATACCACGAACCCCTCTACAACTGGCGAGCTGGTTAGCGTTACATTTGGAGAAGCAACAAAATTCGCATTTATCGGTTACAATGGCAATGTTAATAATATCAACATTCTGCAGCAGTTATCTAAAGCGGAAACTTATCTTGGTGTACCTTCCCGAGTAATCAGACTAACGTCTGATATTGGAAGTAGAAAAATTCCAAACGCTACAATCAAAAGCAAATGTGACACTGGCACGATGTTACCTGCTTGCGATCCTACCGGCACGGCTTTAGCCTATATCTGTACAGATGGAGCAGCCCAAACATGGGCAGAAATCAAAAAGCCAACTTAATAAGTAGGATTTGTTATATACCCGGTGAGTAATCGCCGGGTATTTTATTTTCGTATAACCATTATCAAAATTTTGTATAGCTACACTGTCCACCACACGCACACACTTGTTCACCAGTCAAGGACGCCGGAGTGTCCACGGGGGAAAGACAAATGTCCGCCTGTGGTGGTTAATCTAT